GGAAGTTCGCACTTTTGCCTACACTAAGTTCCCCCATCGCGCAATAGGCAATCGGGGTACAATTACGAGAAAGCGGGGTACAATTCTGCCGGGCTGTCAAGCTCTGCTTGACGCTGAACCGGCGTGTATCGCTCGTGTGACTCTGTGTGCTCGGTCGAGGGGTTGTCGTCCTGAGGGGCGCAGCAGGGCGCTACGTGGTGCATCGTGGTCAGGTGGCACATGCACATGCACGAGCCGAAGCGACGCGGGAGCTGGCTCACTGGCACGATTCGCACCACTCGGCATCCATCGGGTCGACCGGCACGACGTAGCCGCCGACAGACTCGTTCTCTAGCTCGCGGTCGCTCATGTTCGGTCTGCCGCCACTCGGTACGAGTGTGTGTCGGTGTCGGCTCGGATTCTGAACGGCTTTCCGATTCCGCCATAGGTCTTACCTAGCCCGTTAGCCGCCGCTAGTTCATCTAGGCGGCGTCGTGCGTCTCGCCCGTCGATGGGGGCCGGGCTGAGGTCCGCCGCCATGATGTTTCCGCCGTGGTGCCTGAACGTGTCTACCATTGGTCTATTACCTCCACTACGGGTTCGCCGTTGAAATAGCGGCGGTTGATCAGGTCGGCCGCTCGACGCCGGGGCGCGAGCGTGAGGCGGCGAATCGCGGCTATCTGGGAGTGGTCGCCGTTCACTTCGTCGGTGATCATCCGTTCCGCTTTCTCGGGCGCTGGCGACTCGACGCCGAGCGCTTCGAGCGCCTCGGCCCAGAGTCGCATGGCGATGATGTGCGAGCGCTCGACGGTGTCGGGATGCACGCCGAAGTCCATGGCTTTCATCGCCTCAATGTCGGCGGGGTCGACGACGAACGTGTCGATGCCGCTACGGGCTGACGCGAGCGCCGTCTGCTTCGATAGCAGCTTGTCGTTCGTCGTCGCCATGACCACGCCGCGCATTGTGTTGAGCATGTTCGTGTCGACCACGAGCGACGCGGACGCGAGCCGTCGGGCGAACAGCGCGATTGTCTCGGCGTCGTACCGGCTACGGTTCGCGTCGCCCCAGATGGGCACCCCTTTCCACTCGGCCAGCGGGAGCGTCGTGCGAAAGTGGATTCCGCCCGCCCCGTTCGGCGCGTACGTCTGGTATCCGGCGGGCGTGTAGGTGTCGTCGAGAAATCCGGTAACCGCCGCCTGCGTGATCGTGAATCGGTCGGACTCGATTCGCTTACGCCCGGCGCGCTCGTCGTCGGCGCTCACCAGCTCGACGAGCCCGCCCAGCGGCTCGCGCTGTTTGACGTGCGTGAACGCCGCGAGGCCCTGCGTCACCAGTAGCCACTCGACGCGGTTCGGGTCGACCCACGGCCCGAGTCCGAGCCAGCGGTAACGGGTCGTCGCCACGGCCAGCAGGCGAGAGAAATAGTGCCGGTATATATCGTTCAGGTCCGGCGTGAGAAAAGGGCCGTCGCCCGAGTTGAGCCGTGACGGGCTACTTTCGGGGAATCGGCCCATTGTCTGTGTCCTCGTGAGGTCGAAGCTCACGCCGCCCGGCTACTTAGGTTCGCCGGGCGGCGGGAGTCTTACGCGGCGGTGTACGGGCCGTACGACTTGACAGCCGAGCCGTCGGCGTGGACGTAGCCCGAAGCGGCGGTCGAGCGGACGAGCCAGGTCGCGCCGCTCGGGACGGCGGTCGGGCTGGCCGCGAGAGCGACCCACGTCGTACCGCCGTTGTTCGACCGCTCGTAGGTCGCGCCGGTTCCGGCGGTCCAGGTTAGCGTTCCACCCGAGCCCGAGCCAGCGACGAAGCTGAACGCCTCGCCGAGAATCAGCAGGCCGGACCCGTCGTAGTTCGCGGCGATGCCGGTCACGTCGTACGAGTGCGACACGGTCTTTGTCGGGTCGACGAGACTCGTCCAGGTGACGGTGACGCTCGTCGCCGTCTCGTCGAGTCCGACCGTGAACGTCCCGTACAGGCCCGCTTTCGTGTGCGAGCTGGCCCCGCCGGTCACAGCGAGCGACCAGCCGCCCGCCGGGAACCCGGCAGCGTCGAGGACGCTCGCTGTCGTCGAGTATTCCTGGCCGCGCACCACGTCGGCGGACGGGGCGATATCTCCGTCGGGGCCGTAGATACCGCCGGTGATCGTGGCGGGCACGATAGACAGTAGGACGATGCTCGTCCCGGCCCCCTCGCCCGCCGTCACGAACGTTTTGAACGGGTTCACGTCGAGAATGCTCGCGTGGTGCAGCGCGCGGTTCTCGCTGGACTTGATCTGGTAGGGGTCGACGCCCCAGCCGTAGAACGTGTCGACGGCGACGAGCGAGCCGTACGCCGTGTCGGTGCCCGCGTCGACGATCAGCGCTTGCTGGTCGGCGAGCCCGGCCTGCCGGTCGAAGTAGTGGTCGGGCAGCTCGACGATCTGTTCCTGGGGCAGCGCGAACACGAATTCGGGGTTGAAGCTCGTGGCGTACGCGAGCGTCCCGAGTCGCTGCATCGTCGACTGACGGATGATCAGCCGAACCTGCTCTTTCGGCACCGTCTGCGTGTTCTTTCCCGGCGTGTAGAACGGGACGAAGTCGGCGAGCGCGAGGACGAGCGTCCGAATCACGGCGGCGAACTCGCGGGCGTCGTCGGCGGTCGGGGTAGCGCTCGGGTCGAGGCTCGGGAGTTGCAGGTGGAAAATTCCCTGCTTCGCGGCGGTTGCGCCCACGGCCCCCATGAGGGTATGGAACTCGGCGGCGCGGTCGCGGTTGAGCGCCTGCGTGAGCTGGGCGTTCACATGCGACGAGACGCTGTCGCTGTCCGGCCCGGCGTTTTGCAGGAGCCGCGCGATTTCGAGGCTGTCGATTGTGATAGGCGTGAACTCGTCGCGGTTCTGCCAGAGGGTCGCCTGCCGGTAGTCCTCGCGGTAGCGGCGCAGGCGCAGCTCGTTCTGCGGGTCGTTCGGGTTGTTCTGCACCGAGCCGGGAACGTCGTGCGCGTCGACGAGAACCGTCGTCGCGCCGTACTCGGAACGGCGCACCGTCACGCGGTCGGTGTAGCTCTCCCATTCGCGGGGCTGGCTGAACGCCTCGCGCCAGGGGAGCCAGGCGTTCTCGAAGAACGCGCTGTTTGCCGTCGGGTTCGAGAACAGCGCCGCACGCTTTTCGGCGAAGTACGAGCGGGCGGCGGGGCTGGGCTCGGTGACCAGTCGGCCCGAAATCATCGTTTCGAGCAGGGCCACGTTGTCGAGGGCTGTGAGCATGAGGCGAATCCTAACAGGGGTTGGGGGTTATGTGTCTAGCCGCGCAGCGAGGCGATTGCCGCGTGCTGTTCCGCGAGGTCGGCGGCGGCGTCGTCGTCGTCGTACTTGTCGGGCACGTCGGCCTCGGTGCCCCCGGCGTGGTCGTCCACGTCGAGAGCGTCGACTTCGGTGTCGCCGCCCAGCTCGGCGAGCCGGGTCCGCAGCGCTTCGTTCGTGGCGCGCAGCGATTCGTTCTCAGCGCCGAGTGTCACGAGCGCGTCTCGCAGCTCCGACTCGGCGACCTCGGATTCGGGCATCGTCTCGTCGGCGTCGTCGGCTTCGGCCTCGACCGCGTCGGCAGCTCCGTCGCCTGCCTGCTCGACCTCGTCGGCGTCGACCTCGGCGTCGTCGGCTTCGGCCTCGTCGGCTTCGGCCTCGACCTCGTCGGCGTCGACCTCGGCGTCGTCGGCTTCGGCCTCGTCGGCTTCGGCCTCGACCTCGTCGGCCTCGACCTCGTCCGCGTCGGACTCGCCGACACCGTCGCCGTCGTCGGCATTTGCCAGCAGCTCGCGCAGCTTCGCCAGCAGGTCTACAGCCATGATTCGTCCTCGCTTCGTGCGATGTTCGGGGGTGTGGGTTCCGATGTGACGGTGTCCGTCTCGGTGGCTGGCTCGGTCGTCGGGCCCGGTGCTGGGGCCTGTTTACGCGACCGCGTCCGCTTTGCGGGCTTCGGGGCGACGGGTTCAGCGCCGGGCTTCGGCTTACGAGTGAATGCCATGGCCGGAATAGTAGCAGGCCCCCGACGAATCGAGGGCCTGCCAGGTGGACGGTTCCGCTCCGTATCGCGTCCCGACCACTCGGGCAAACCGTGAGACGACCGGGCTTTGGGCCCCTGGGGGTCGACTCGGGCACTTAGGGTGCGGGCGTCGCGGGCTCAACTATACCGGGGCACGTCGCCGCTTCGGGCGTCACTGTCCCGCCGTCCGCAGAGAGCCCTAGCGCGTGCTGGTGGCAGCACAGCGTTATAAAGCTGTCGACGATTACTTCGTCGCCGTCAAGCCGACCCGCGAATAAGTGAATGACTTTGTCCATGATTCACCCCCTCTAAATGTCGTCCAGCTCGGCGGCGTATCGGCAATCGCAATACCAGCCGAATTCCGATATACCCTCTACGTCGGCCAGATAGGGCGACTCCCGATATCGGGCTAAGCCGTCGCACCAGCTCGTCGGTTCGTGGTCGCCTATCACGACATGTGCCCCCAGGCGTCGCGCTCCCCGATTACGAAATCGGTCGACTCTAGGATGATGCCGCCCGGCACTCGCTTAGGCACGAGCTTCCCCGAGAACTTCGCACCTATCTGCAAATCCTCGACCCGCACCCCGCCGAGCAGCTTTCGCGGGAGCCCGGCGACGTGAGCTTCGACCTCGCCGTCGATCCGCTCGGCGTACGCTTTCGCCCGCAGATAGGTTGCCCGGTCGAAAGTCGCTTCGCGCTTCCAGGCACCTAGCCGCGTCTCGTGCACGTCGAGCGTGCCGGGCCCTATGCCGCGCTTGTGGACTGAGTCGGTATCGGCGGCTAGGAAGTCGTCACCGAACGATTGCGCCGCTCGTATGACGCGGTCGCGTCCGTAGCTCGTCGTCCAGACGCCGACGGCGGTATAGCAGGGCTCGTCGTATTCCTGGTCGGTGAGCAGGTACAGCGGCGTCCCGTCCTCGGCGATGCCGGGTATCCGACCAGCTCGTAGCGGGTTGATTGCGAACCGGCCCCATAGGTTATTGAGCTGGAATTTCGCCTGCGTCCGGGCCCCGCCGGTCGCGTTCATTTTGACTTCCATCCATTTGTCGATATAGCGGTCGAATAGCCCCGTCTGGCCGTGGAACGCCATGCCGCCTAGCCACTCGTGCACGTCTACCTCGTAGTTTTCGAGCAGCAGGGCCCAGTCGATTTCGGTCCCGTACCATTCGACGCCGCGTACCTCTGTCTGGTACTGAACCGGGTTGTAGCGGGCGTCGCGCTTGACTTGAATCAGCGGGAGCTTGCCGGGCTTTATGGTCGCGTCGAACATCGCGCCGACGATCCGGTGCGGGTAGCCGTGTAGCTCTGTCTGGCCGGGGGCGAGCCAGACGGGGAGGCCGACCGGGAACGACGACTGTCGCATGACAGCCGGGTACATGCTGTTCACGTCGTAAACCTCGCCGGGGCCGTCGAGTAGGACGCCCTGGTGATCCGGGTTGATATACGTCCAGCCGCCCCGGTAGGCCCGGCGTATGAACTCGTCTACGTCGCGGTCGAGCAGCGGGAACACGGTGCGGAATTTGCCGTGAAACATCGTCGAGCGGTACTCGGTGAGCGCGTCGCCGCCGATGGTGAGCCCTCGGGCCCCGGCCTCGTACGCAGCTCGAAGCGCCGTTCTCAGAATCTCTACATCGGTTTCGAGGTAGGTCCATTCCTCGGGCGTCGGCCAGTAGCCCTCGGGCCGCTCGGCCTCGTAGTCGATTTCCCCTTTCGGCTCGGGGGCCCCGAACATGCCCGCGAGCATGGCAACCGTCGTCGCCGGGAATTTCTTTAGGCTGTCGCGGACCTCGAAGCGCCGCCCGTCGCGTAGGTGGACGTACCGGGCGTAGTGAGCCCCGCTGTCGGATATCAGCGCGCCGAAGCATCCCGGCGGAACGCGCGAGGCTCGCCAGTCGCCGCCGTCCATGTCGAGCCCGAACGGGTGGCCGGACTGTAGGTAGGCGTCGAGAAATCCGCCGTCAAACCGCAGATTGTGGAACCAGTGAATCCCGCCCAGCTCGGCCGCTTTTTCGACGTACTCGGCTATCGTCGTGCCCCGGTAGATCGGCCCGCCGTCGACGGGCGCTATCGCCCACGACCAGACGCGAACGCGCCCCGTCCGGCTCGTGGCCGACAGCTCGCCGTTCTCAGCTCGTCGATAGGTGATCGTTCGGGTTCGACCCTTGTCGACCCCGCCGAGCTGGACGCGCATACGCACGCCACCCGGCGCGAGGTCGGCCTGCGACTCGACCTCGTCGGGCGAGAGGCCCCAGGGCTCGGGCTCGCCGTCGAGGTCGGTCGTCGTCTCGAAGTCGTCGGCGTACCATTTGTCCGGCTCGACCTCGTCGTCGTACTCGTCTGTCACGACTCGAACCCCAGGTCGCGCAGGACGGCCACGCCCAGCCACGAGCAGGCGACCGCCGCCGCGACAAATGCCACGGCGACGGCGACCAGCTCCCAGTCGTATTCACTCATTCGGCTTACCCCATTTCTGAAACGCTGCCTGTCGGGTCGTGCCGGTCGCCGTGGCGATGTACGCCCACGACCGACCGACCTCGCGCTGCCCGGCGACGGCAACGGCGATTGCTTCGTCGAGGTCGACCCGCAGCGCGATAAGCGCCCGCAGCTCGTGCTCGTCGGACTGAGCGACGCGGACGCCAGCGGCCCGCAGGAATCGCCGGATAGCGCCGATGAATTCCAACGCCTCAACCGACGAGCGGGCCCGCTTCGAGCGGCGGCGGGGTGTCAAGCTGGGCTTGACACTGGAATTCGCGTCGTCCGCGACTGGTCCCGTCGTGCCGGTCCCGATTTCCTGGCCGCTCACAGGACGAATTCCCTAGACGGCGCGAGAGCGAACCTGCCGCGCCCGACTTCGGCCAGCAGGCCGACCCGGACGAGCTGGGCGGCGGCTTCGAGCTGCCGGGCCGGAACGGGGAACCCGTCGGGGTAAGTGCCGGTCGAGGCGTAGACCTCGGCGGCTCCCATGACCTCGGCGGCGGTGTCGAGCAGGGCGGCGGGAATGTGCCCGGCCAGCCGTTCGCGGGCGCTCACGCGACCCACGCCAGGCACTCGGCCACGCGCCAGGCGTGAGCCTCGGCGTAGGTGCTGAACGCGCGAATCTCGCCCGTCCGGTACAGAGATACCTCGAAGCCGGGGCCGGTCACACCGGACCAGCCCCAGCCCGACAGCTCGCGGACGAACGTTACGGCGGTGTCGTTCAGAGCGTCGACGAACGCGAGGGCCTGGTACGGGCGCAGCAGCGCCAGCTCGACCATGTAGCCCCAGGGGTCGGCGTCGTCATAGTCGACCGTTGCGAAGCGGTCGCCCACGTCGCGGACGACGCCCGAACGGGCGGCGACGAGCAGAGGGGGCTTGCCTGCGATGATGCTCACCGCGTGAGCAATGACCGTCACGCGGTCGCCGGGGCGGATCATGCGTGGGCCTCGATCCACTCGTAGACCGGCGCGATTGCGGCTTCGAGGTTCACGGTGTAGTCGCTGAGCGCGTCCCATTCGTTCCCGTTGACGATGAACACCCACGAGCCGTCCTCGGTGTAGAGGTGCAGCATGTCGAGGTTCGCGGCCAGCTCGACGACCGCTTTACGGGTCGTGGCCGGGGTGGATTCCTCGCCGTCCCAGACGGAGACGATAGGCGTCCCGGCGGCGGCGAGAGCGTCGAACACTCGGCGAACGATTTTCGCTTCGGGTGTCGGCTTGTATGAGGCGATAATGTGGTCCAGAATCTCGGACATTTCTAACTCGATTCCGCCGGGGGTTTTTGAAATGCCCGGCGTAGCCGAGCCTACTCGGGCGGGCCCTCTAAATAGCCGATTTCGGGGGCCGCTCGCGCCCCAGTCCGGGGGTGTATCTGTGTTCGATTTTCAAGCGCCGCCGGCGAGCTGTATTAGTCGAACATGCGTTCAGACGGTTAGGCGTCCGACAGCTCGGGGAGAGTAGAGGGAAGCGGCGCGCTCGGCCAGCTCTGCGAGGACTTCGAGTTTGTTTAGACCCTCTTCCACGTCGCGCGACTCGGGGCTGGACAGGATTCGCTCGATAGCCGAGCTGTAGTCGCCCTGCCCGCCCTCGTACTCGAACAGCAGCGCGAGGGCCTGGTGCGGGATGCTGGCGATTTTGCGTGACGCCCGCATGAATCGGGATTGGTCGCCGGGGCTCATGGCGTCCTGTAGCCGCTCGGCGTTCTGCCCGCCGAGCATTTCGTATCGAAGCTGGAACGCCCGAGCCCGGCCTATCGTCTGTAGCTTTTCTGCCGCCGCTCGCTCGCGGATTGCTTCGGCCTGGCGTGCCTGCCCCGCTTTTGTCTTTCGAGCTGCCGGGGTGCGGGTCGGTTCTCGCGGGACGTAGATCGTTACTTCGGGGTTCCGCACCGACGGCAGGCCCTCGATTGTCGCGGCCCGCTGGGAGCGTGACGCCGCCGCCGTCGCCGCCGCCCTAGCGACGGCCCCCGACACTCGGGGCGGGCGGTAGGCCGGTTCGCGTTTCCGGGCAACCGTGGGCGGGGGTGTCTCGCCGTTCTGCTCGGCTCGCTTACGCGCTCGGTAGCGGGCCGAAGCTGCCGCCATTTGAGCTTTCCGCTCGGCAGAGAGGGGTTTACGAGCAGCGGCCACGCGCGAATCCTACCCGGCCCTTAGCGGGCGAGTGCCTGGCGCGCTGCCATAGCGCCGGGGGTTACGAGAAAGAGCGAGCCGCGTCGGTAGTGCCGTCGAGCCTCGCGCCGGATGAAATGGGAGGCGTCCGCGAGACGCACGCCGGGCCGGACGGCCAGCGGCTCGAAAGCGACGACGGGGGCTTCGGCAGCGGCCAGCGGGCCGACCGTGACGAACATCGTCGTGTAGTCGGCGGCTGTCCATAGGCCGAACACGCCGCGCAGGGTGACGAGCGTCGCAAAGGGCTTCGAGTCCGCCGGGCGCTCGTCGACGACGTACCCGCCGTCGGGCAGGAAATAGTCGCCGCCGCCATAGTCGACCATGGCCGTCCCCAGGACTTTGCCGTAGACGGTTTCGCCGACCCGTCGTTCGTACCGGCGGGCGTCGACTAGGTGCAGCACCACGTCGCCGTTCGTGCCGTCGCCCTTTTGCCACTCGCGCGAGGCGTCGAAGCCCCATTCGAGAAAGTAGGGGTTGTCGAGGTCGTGGACGTTCCCGAGCATGAGCACGCGAACCTCGGCCCGGCCCTTACGGTCGACGCGGCTTCGGTTGACGGTTACCCATAGGTTCCGCAGGCGTTCCAGCTCGTCGGGGAGGTATCGCATTCCGGGCTCGGCGAAGCACTCGTCGTAGACGATTCGGACCACGTCTGGGAACTCGGTGCCCTTGAGCTGAGACGAGACAGAGAGGGCCGCGAATCGAACGATCGTTCGCCACTTACCGCCGTCGGTCATTACCTGCCCGGCGTCGCCCTCTACCCGAAATTCAAAGCCCGGCCAGAGCGGGGCGACGCTGTCGAAGAATCCGGCTTTGGCCGGGGTTAGCTCGGTGCGGCTTCGGCGTAGCCATAGCGTTTGTTTGCCGGTGGCTATCCCGAGCTTGACGGCGTCGCGTTTCGCGCCGTAGGTCTTTCCGATTGAACGGGGTCCGGCGACGACCGACCAGAGAGCGCCCCGAGATTTCAGGGCCCGGTAGTCGTACCATTCGCGCGTCGCGGTCGAGGTCGTCACGAGCTGAACACTTCCCCGTTATCGCCGAGCCATTCCCCGGAATCAGGATCTATTTCACGCCAGCCCGGTGGGAGCTGTATCACGCGCCCGTCGACCAGCTCGACGAACACGCCGACCGGCTCGACCGGCTCGGGCTCGTCACCGAGCGGGAGCGGGGTGCCTAGCAGCTCGACGGCCCAGTAGCCGTAATGGTGCCGGTTCACGGTCACCCGGACGGCGCGATAGTTCAGGCCGTCGGCGGCATTCTCGACGATGTACGTCCGCGCGTTACGCCAGGTGAAATCGGTCGGCGTCACCAGCCGGGGGTCGAGGAATGGGCCGCGCGCATAGCGGGCGACTCGGGGTAGGCATCGGGCGGGAAGCACAGAAGCCGGTGCGGGGGATGCACCGGCCTCTGCTTCGACCGCCTCGGGAGAGGCTGTCACGAGTCGACTACTTCGCCGACTTCGCCGACTTCGGCTTCGTGACGGTCGCCGAGTAGACCTTTTCGGCGAAGTCGCCGTCGGTTTCCTCGTCGCTCTCGTAGGTCACCGAGAGCGTGTCGCCGACCGCGAGGTCGTCCGACTTCGCCTCGACGAGCGCGAGCGCGATTGCGACGGCGACGCCGCCGCGCGTGTGAATGATGCTTTTGCCGTTCTCGTTCTCGACCGTGACGTCGGTCTGCGTGACCATCGTCCCGTTCACGTCGAACTTCGGCCCGACGATTCGCCCGTCGACGAACTCGGGAATGGCGCTGTCGGTGATATCGACGACGACTCCCGTCACGTTCGCCCCGATACGGGGGAAGCGTGCCTGCCGGGTGCGGCTTGTCTCGCTGAATCGGCCCATTGTGGGTATCTCATTTCGTTTCGTGTTTGCCCCCGGCTCGAAGTCCGGGTCGGGGTGCGGGGTTGAGTCTCGCACGCCCGAAGCTGAGAAATCAATGTAAGCCCCCGAAATGGGGTCGGCGGCTAGACTCCCGCCCATGGCTCGACACATTGACGACGTACCCGCCTCGGTCACCGCTGCCGGGCAGAGCTTCGACTATGTCGACCCACCCCGCTTCGCGTCGGTCGTCCTCGTGAATGCGCCGCTGGACCCCGACCACGCAAACATCGGATTGGACCGAGCTGCCTACGACACGTTCATAGACACAGAGGTCGTCGCGGGTCGCGCGCTCGTGCTCGACGACGTGAACCTACAGAACCCCGAACACGACCTAGACGTGGAAGTCGAATACGAGACGGCGTCAACGTTCTACAACTACGGGCGCGTGATCATCGGGGGGCGTCGCTGGTATGTGTTCTACACGCCGACCTATAAGACGAAAACCGTTACGCGGTTCGTCGCCGACATTGACGAAGTGGCGTCGTACGACTGGTCGCTGGGGTACTCGCGTATCGAGCGGGGGCACGTCGCCGTCGCCGCGTCGCAGAGCGACACCTACGGCGACCAGTACCTAACCGCTCCCGAGCCCGTCGACGCCCCACCGATTCAGGGCGAGCTGTCGGCGTCTCTGCTCGGCTCGGCCCCGACCGGCTGGACGGTGCTCGTCGTATGCGCGAACGATCTACGCGGCGGAACCGGCCTGCCATTCTTCGACCAGCACGTCGAGCACGACCTAATCGCCAGCGCCGCCGGGCTCGCGTCGTCGGCGACGATTGACAGTGCCGGGAATATCCAGGCGTACATTCCCGACGCTAAGTACCCCTGGAACCGTGACGACGGGGCACCGCCTAGCGCGGACTTTTTCTGGCCGTTCGACCCGAGCACCTGGAACCTGAATAACGGGCACCCGGAGGACGCTTTTCGGACGGTAGGGCGCCCGACGCATAACGGGCTCGACATGGGGTACGGGATAGCAAACCTCACCGGGACGCCTGTCAAAGCGGCGGGCGCTGGCTATGTGTCGGCGAAATCGACGACGGGCACCTATGGCAATCACATTGAGATTCAGCACCCGAACGGATACCGCACGACCTATAGCCATATGAACGCACCGACGAGCCTCGCTCTCGGGCAGAGCGTTGTCGCCGGGGCCGTGCTCGGCGGTATCGGTACGACCGGCGGCAGCACCGGAAATCATTTGCACTTCGAGACGTACAACATCGCGCTCGGGGACTTTATTGACCCGCTCGATTTCATGGCTGTATGGAACCCCGACGGCCTCGTCGTAGGCGACGAGCCCGCGCCGACTATCGACGTGTATGTACCGAAAGTCACCGGGTCGCCGGTGTCTACTATCGACGGTGTCTCGGCGGGGGGCGGCGTGTATCTGTTCACGCTTCGCGGGTTCGCTGAATACATGACGATTATGCAAGGCGCGCCGTGGGTTACCTCGGGGATTACCGACGTTCGCCTGGTGCCGAGCTGGGCCGTCGGCGGCGGCGGCGATGCCGTGTTCACGCCCCAGAAAGCCAGCATTGATCCGGGTGACCCGTCATGGGATATCGCGGCGTCGATTCCGGTTTTCGCGGGAGCTGTCACGACCGCGACCGCGACCCCGTCCGTCCTCGCTAACTGGCGTACGACGGTTCTCGCGGCCCACGGCGCGCAGTTTTACCGAAAGCTCGTCACGTCGCAATTCACCGACCTACTGGTCGGTAACGGCGACTCGTGGCAGACGTTCAAGCCGGACCAGTGGCAGAGCGCCGACCTCGACTTCGTGGCCGTCACCGGGGCGGCTCACGGCGACCCGTCGATACGGCTTATCCCGGTCGGGTATAACGAACTCGGTTCGCAAATGGGCGTCGATACGCCGGTCGGCGGGCAGGCCGGGCTCGCGCATTCGGGTTACGGCATCGCCGGGTCGAACACGGCTTCGCAGGTGTTGACGCCCTACCTGAACGCCTACAGCTCGCACTCGGCGTGGGTCGCGGCGCTCCGAAATAAAGCCCTCGCCGTCTCGCTCGGGTTGACTCAGATTCAGCTCAATGCGGGCGTGCAGGGAATCTCGACCGTTCTCGGTGCGGCTCAGGGGGCGGCAGGCGGGGCGCTCTCGGGGAACGTCGTCGGCGGTGCTGCCGCTGGCGCTATAGGTGCGGTCGGCCAGCTCGCTACGGCGGGTATCACGGCGAGCAACACAATTACCATGCTCGACGCTTCGACCGACGGGTCGTTCGATATCCAGGCCCTACAGCTCGCGCTGTCCGGCGAAGCTGCCGTCACGTCGTTTGATACCTGGACTCAGTCACTCAGCGCGGCCAGCGGCGGCGGCTCGCCGCACCGTCTCGCGTCGCCGTGGCGAGCTATCGTCGCGCAGGCGTTCGACGTGATAGTCGCACTGCCGTCGACAGAACGCATTCACGCCCTGCTCTCTGAGTGGCGTCGCTTCGGGTACATGATCGGTCAGACGTTCAAGCCGACCCGCCTCGACCCCATGACGAAAATGTCGTACTGGCAGACGGGCGGGGCCGTGATTCTCGGGGCCGTCCCGCAACAGCGACGGCAGACAATCGCAGCGGCGTTCGACCGGGGAACGACCGTATGGACGAGCATCGCCGACATAGGTTCGGACGTGACCGGCTCTAACACGCCGCGCGCCGGAATCTCTTACTAGGTAGACTCCCGCCATGGTCGGCACCCCCATGCGTCTAGAGGACGCCCTGCGATTCAACGGTTACACAATCGTTCAGACGGACGTGGCCGGGTTCGATATCACGGTCGATACGGGCGTGATCAAAGTCCCCGATATGCGGCTGTCGTCGCTGGCGTGGCAGCGAGCGGGCGACCCTGAGCCCTCGGCGGCGTTCTACCTCGATCAGCTCCCGCTGTTCGACGACGCCTACCGTCCAGTGATCCTGTCGCACATTCTCGACCGCTACTCGACGCGGCGGCTCGGGTACAACATGCCCGACCAATTCGGGCTGGCCGTCCGGCGCTGGGCGAACCTGAACCTGGGGCCCATGTCGACGCTGAATCGCATGTACCTGTCGACGGCGGTCGTGTTGCCGCTCACGACTCAGGACGCCCAGACGACCACGACCGACCACGCACGCGACGCGACCAGCGATTTCCCGCAGACGCAGCTCGGCGGAAACGTCGACTATGCGAGCTTCGCCACCGACCGCGCCGCCGAGCAAGTGAAAGACGAGCAGGGTCGGGTCGGGCGCTCGGTTATGGAACTACTCGCCGAGCAGCGAGCCGCGTACCTGAACGCCGACCTGCTCGTGCTCGACGGCATGGACTCGCTGTACCTCGGCGTCTGGGACCGTTCCGAGCGCGACCCGGCACCAGGCTCCCCGGTGTCGGCCCTCGGATTCCTGCCGGACCGCTGGTAGGGTGCCGACCATGGCTTCGTTCGATTACCCTCCCCTCACGCCCGACCCGGACCCGGCTCCCCTCTCGCCGACTATCCCGCTGAACCCGCCCATGGTCGGGGAGGCGTCGCCGTTCGACCACGTCGACGGCCAAAACCGCGACCTCATACTGGAAAGCATCCGGTCATGGGTTCGTCACCAGCTCCGAGCCTGGACGACCGCGTGGCAGGAATACCTCGTGTACTGGCTACAGCTCGTCGAGGACTGGCTAAACGGGTTCATCACGGCGGCAGATGCCTACATCACCGAGCACGCTATCGCCGGGTATTCGTTCCGCGTCACGGCGACGGCGATTGCCGCGACCGGCACTACCGACGTGACGATTACAACCGGGCTCGACGCCGAGCACCGTCCGCTCGTCGTCGGCGACCTAGTGGTCGACAGCACCGTCGACGGGCGCTTCGGCGCGATTACCGTCGTGATCGACGGCACACACGCGACCGTCCAGCCTCTCGGCACCCTAAAGGGCTACGCCGGGTTCGGATGGTGGACGACCTCGACGACCATCGCGCACAGTGGCACGACAGCCGTCGTCATTCCGACGAACCCGACGCGGGGCCCGCAGCTCGACGACCTCGTGGTCGACGCCAGCGACTCGCACGCCTACGGAACGATCAGCGCCATTACCGACGCGACGAATGTCGTCGTGACCTACCTCGGGACGTTGCAGGGGCCGCAGGGAATCCAGGGTATTCCCGGCCCCGACGGACCCCAGGGCGACCCCGGCGTCGTGCAAGCGGTAGTGGCCGGGACAAACATCACGGTCGACGCTACGGACCCAGCGAACCCGGTTGTGTCGTCGACCGGCGGGAGCGGTGTCGTCGAGACGATCGTTCCCGGTAAGGGTTTCACGGTCGACGCAACAGACCCGGCAAACCCGATTCTGAACGTCACCAGCACGACCGGATTCCCGATTCCATTCCACGCGGCGCTCCCCAGCTCGCCCGCCGCTGGCGACGTGATCTACTATTTTCCGTTGACTCAATTCCTCTGGTTCAACGGCAGCGCGTGGAAGCGCTTCGGCACCATCCAGGGTGTCGTCGCCGGGGCCCACGTCACCGTCGACAACACCGACCCGCTGAACCCCGTCGTAGCCGTGGTCGACGGCGACTTCGCCGGGTGGCCTATCGACCCGAACCTGGAAATCACGAACCTGATCGACCGATACGGCGTCGGTGTTGTCGGGGGCACTCCCGGCATCGACTATTACGGCGTCCACGTCTACGACAATCACACCGACGTTTACGGCGAAGTCGTCAATGTCGGGGCACCCATTGTGCGAATCGGGTCCGACCATTCGGTCGCCGTCGCGGGCGGTATCGAAGTCAACGCCGATCTAAACGGTATCGTCATGGTGTTCAACGACGGGAGCGGCGCGACCCTGCGGGCGAAAATCGTTATCGACCAAAAGGGTATGCGAATGGTGACCGGCGACGGGCAAACCGGATACTTCGGTCTGCCGCCGCACGCATTCGAGACGACAACCCCGCTCGCCGGTTTCATGTACTGGAACAACGTGTCGAACACCGTCCGGGTGTTCGACGGAACCAACTGGTTCGACCTCAATATGACGATTGTGTAAGGGCCGACAAATGACTAGCTGGTATCCCGGTCTCGCCGGAATCAATGACAAGGGCTTCGGCGGTAGTCGAGGCGGCGACCCGATAAACGGCGTGGTGATCCATCACACAGCGAACGGCGGCGGGCTGTCGGCGCTCGGCTACGTCGCAAACGCGAACAGCCGAAACAGCCACCCGACGTATCTCGTGCAGAGCAGCGGCGCGTCGTTCGGCATCGTGCATCCCGACCGCCGTCCCTACTCGACCGCCGGACGCCCCGACAGTGAGGCCGTGTCGTTCGAGGTCGACAACTCGGGCGGCGCTCCGAGCTGGCCGACCTCGGCAGCGGCGAAAGAGGCCGTCGCCCAGATCATCGCGTGGCATTACAAGCAATCGCCGCGCCACGGCCACGGCATCGCCCGGAACATTCCCGGCGTCGTGCAGCGCGAATTCTTCGTCGCGTGGCACTCCCAGTACCTCGCTACGACGTGCCCCGGCCCCGACATGCTGGCGCACCTGGATTCGATCATCGCTCGGGCGCTGGCGATTGCGAGCCCGAGCACGCCGACGAACCCGAATACGACCGTGACGCCGGGGAGCGTCGTCGGCGTCAAAGCGGCATTCGGCGTCTACGCCTCGGCAGCGGCAGCTCGCGCGGACGGCGCTCCGAAGTCGACCTACCCGGCAGGGAACTACACCGTGTTCAAAACCGACAAGGGCGACGCCGTCAACCTGTCTCGTACCGCAGGCAAAGCGGGAGGCTGGGCCATGATTTCAAAGCTGGGGCTTACAGCGCCCGCCCCGGTCGTCTACAAAGTCGTGTTCGACGACACGCCGAACAACGCCGCGAGCAGCTACCAGACGGTGAACGTCAACGCGGGGCAGCTCGTCGCCCGGCCTGTCGACCCGACCCGCGAGGGCTTCGATTTTCTCGGCTGGTACGACCTCAACGGGTCCGTTACGACCGCGTACGACTTCGCTAAGCCGGTTGCCGGTTTGCTTACGCTCGTCGCCCGCTGGTCGGCCACGACGCCCGCCGAACCCGAGCCCGAGCCGACCCCGGTCGACTGGAACCTGCCCGAGCTGGGCGGTAGCGAGACGGCGAACGGCAGGGCGGCGTTCGCGGGCCTACTCGCCGAGCACCCCCGAGCGCGTAAGCGGACCTATTACGGGTTCGCCGCTGCCGCTCTGCTCGTGTCGTTCGGGCCGGACGTGGTGACGGCTGGCGTGCTGGCCGACGGCAGCGTGCCGACGTTCGTCGCATACGTCACGCTGTCGGCGTCCATCCTGCTCAAAGTCGGGACGGCGCTCGGGTTCATCGCCGCGTCGAACACGAAGTAGTGAGTATGCCAACCCCGACCGACCGCGTCCTAAACAAGCTCGACGAGCTGAGTGCGGCGCAATCTCGGCAAAGCGAGGACATAGCCGTAATCAAAACGAGCCTGCCGAATTTCTCGCAGCAGCTCGGCGACCACGAGAAGCGCCTGCGGTCGGTCGAGGCCCGGCTATGGTACGCGACCGGCGTCGTCGGCCTGCTCGCGGTCGCCGCCCCGCTCGTATCAAAGTGGCTCGGGACACCGTGAGCCGGGCCGCATTCATCGTCCTAGGCAGCGCCCTAGCGGTAGCGGCGGGCCTCGCGGCCTACCTGCTCGCGTGGGCGCTGTTCGGGTGGCAGGTGGCACAGTGAGCCGGGGGCGCGCCAGTCGTCGTTTCGGTGTCAATACGAGCTTGACAGGCCGCGCAAATTGTACCCCGACGCCCCCCGAATTGTCCCCCGAATTGCACTTGACGAACGGGGGAACCCATGCTAG